CAGTTGCGAAACGTTATCCCCGTGAATAAAATCATAGAAGCGATTAAGCTCATGGCCTATATAGCCCCACTCCGATGCTGCACCAAGCATTTTCTTTTGCAGCATCTCGTGGCGCGCTATAGCTTTAGCCATAGCAAGCACATCATCAGTAGTACCATAAGCTGCTTTTATCATGGCGTCACGGACAGCCGTAGCGGACTCTGTAAGTAACTGGACTCCCGCTCGAATCTCGCTTGCCGAGTACATACTTCCTACATTGTCTCTATTGACAAATGCAGGGTCCATGCCAAGGGCCGATGATAAATCGATAGTCTGCGCTGGGGTAAGCGGTACACGCGGCTCTGCAGGGCCAGCCGCCGATCTAATAACTGTATCAATATCATCAGCCGTGTCTATAGCTTCTAGCTTTGGTTTCCCGTCTTTGTCGAGGAGCCTTGTATCGGTTCCATTGAAGGTTGCGTTTGGCTCTCTTGGGACTTCCCCTTTAGGCGCAAAGTTAACTCTGCCTTCGCCGACCTCTGTAGGTTCCGCAGGAGTTCCAACTCGAACGGATTCAGATCGCCCTTCGGCACCTGCTCCAGATATGCCAGTTCGTTCTGTACTTCTTTGAGGGGGTCGCTGTCTTGCTGCAATCCTTGCACGGTTCATTTCCTCTCTAAGAGCGGTTGCCATAAAGTCGCGTTCGGCCCGCATTTGGTCGGCGATCTCAGGTGCGTTTGCTGAAGTTGCCGCTGCTGCATCAGCCTCATGCAGATCCGCAAACGTCGTCGGCTCGCCACGATCCGGCGCTATAACAGGTTCACGATTTGGCGAGCTTAGCATCCGATCATAAACGCCACGAATATCGTCCGTTATCGGAGACCGTAAGCGAGATACTGTTTGATAAATGCGCTGCAACCACTGCCGAAACCGCTCAAATACAGTTGCAAGCTTAGCCGTAGGCGCGCGGCCCTCCATCAAATAACGTTCAAAGCCACGCGCGAACTGTTCGTGTTGCGCCCTAGTTATCGTCGTACCAGCGCCAACCCATTCTTGTATAGCTCTAACGTCAGACTTAAGTTGGTCTGGCGCAAGTTCGTGCGCCGCGTCACGCAAGAGTTCCTGTAACCATTGATGAGCAGCCTCATGAATGAATGTTGAAGCATCGGCATGGCCCATTAATGTTATTGTATTGCGGACATTTCCAAGAGAGAAGCGCCCACGGGTAGCGCCTTCGCCAGCACGAATGTTTGGTGCGTCCTGATCGTATAGATCGCGTGCCGTTCCACGTGTACCCTCAAACCAAGCTGCCCGGGCCTCATAATGTGCCTGTACCAACGCGGCATCGGCCCTAGCTTCTTCAGCTGGCCGCCCCGCTTCCATAAGTATTCGCTGAGTCTCGGCAGCTATTGAAGGACGCCTCTGTGCTAAGTTGGCTATTTCACGAGGCTTGGCAATTATAGGCGGCTCGGCTGCAGCGGGAAATTGAACAACTTCCGCAGAGGACCGCAGCGCAACTTCATCAGGCGCGACGACAGGAGGCTCTGGAAGTTCTTGTCTAGCCTGTTTATACGCTTTTGATATATCAGGCGCCATATCCCGCAATTGTACATCAGCCTTTTGAAGCTCTTGACGAACTCGCGTCATATCTGGCGTATCTTGAGTCAGCGTTTCATTAAGCGTTGTTCTCGCGGCTTCAAGTCGACGTTTGGCTGCATTCGTCAACTCTATTTCGCGACCGCCAACCTTCCCTAATATATCATCGATCTGTGCAGCTGCCTCTTTCGCCTGTGGCAAATCCTTTCTGGTCTCCCCTAGTTCATCTAACCAACGATTAAATGTACCATGCCGCTGTGTAAGCTCATCGTAGTCGGCGAATGTTTCTGGCGCTATTTGGCGCGCCCGCGTATGCACGTCAAGAACGGGAGGCGTTACTTCAGCTGGCTGTGCAGTAGGTTGAGGCACTACACTGGGTTCAGGTGCCGTTTCGGTTGACATCACGCGCTCTGTTGGCGTTTCTACACCAGTAGGCGCCTGCCGCCGTATAATTTCGCCAACCTGTGTAGGCCCGGGCTTATCAAAATATTGATCTTCCGTACCAAGTGCACGAACATAATTCCAGCGTTCTAAAACATTAAGATGAGGGAATCCTGTAAGCCGTCCAAGTTCTGGAAATGCCTCAGGTATTCCCAAAATATCGCGCGGCACTACAGGCTCTAAAGTTTTAGCTAACCCATAGTAAGCAGCCATCGGTAGCCGTTGCAATAGCATATCAGCAACGGATGCCGTACCGCGTAATAAATGCTCATTAAATGATTTTACAATAGATTGATTCGCTTGCGTATAATCATTAAAAATGCCAGCATCACGTGCATCTTTGACTTGTTGGTCATTAAGCCCTAATGGAGCAGTTCCCCAACCGTGCTGCGCGCCTACACCAAATTGATTCATCAAGTGACCGACAGAACCATTACTATAATATTCGTCAAAGTCAGCCCCGCCAAGCGCGATCTCTCCTGATGAGATTGGTCTAGGTCCAAGCACACTTTCAACGCTATCTTTTGGCCGTTCGCCGAGTATATCTTCAACTGCATCAGGCATTATCGTACCGGAGCTTGTGAACCAATTGGAGTTTGCCGCAGCGGATGTCCAAGCTTTTGTAAAGCATCCGATGCTTGATCCCATGTCACTTTGTGTGATTCATAGGCAGCCTTAACTTTATCAGGTGAATCAAGATCAATTGGCGCTATAGGCAACGAAGCATCGGGCGCATCCTTAAATGATGAAAACATCTTAGAGCGATACCATCCAATAAAATCGCTGCGGCCTGCGTAATCAGGTTTTGATGGATCAAACAGATCAAACTTATTCTTTCCAGCATCCTCATAGCGCTTTATGTCGTTATCCAGCTTCGACTGATATTGAAAAAGCCTTTCTCCCCAAAGATTGTCGTATTGAGGATCAGCGCCCTTTATCTGCGGTTCTGCTACCATACGAATAAATTCAGCGCGAAGTTTAGCAAAGGTTTCGCCGCCTGCCGATCGTGAGTCCCTGAATTGTTTAACTAGCCAATCGTGATCCTGCCGTGTAACATCCCCCGCAATGTATGAGTTATTTATATCATTCTCATTGTTTATCCTCTGAGGAGTGCCTTCTGGCAAATTCATTCGTGTATAAAGTTCGTTTGTGTGTATTTTGGATTGAGCTGCGGCCGGATCTTGTTTCGACTCCCGCTCAATAAATCCCACAATCTGCCGCTGTGCCGCAGGGTCTTTCCATCGTTTATCACCTAATACTTCATCAACAGTGGGATAATTAGGGTTGTTCCCAGTCATTCTTTGTTGATATTGAGTCATTAAAGCTTGGTCGTTCTCTTTATCTGCTTCTTGCTGCATACGATGCGCGTGTTGCTGATCAGCGTATTGCCCATTGGCATAAGCACGCGCTGCCTTAACTTTAGCAGCAAACATTAATGCGTCGTGCTCGTTGTTGTTTGGCTCATCGCGTGTAAGCTGCTGTATCTTTTGTGTAAGCGTCATGCCACCGCCACGTCCATCAGGAAAATATGCACCAGGCAGCGATGTGTCAGGAAGTTCGTTGATTTCTCGCAATGGAAGCGGCCGAATGAGTTGATCTGGTCCACCTGCCACTTTCTGTATAATCGCAGGGTTAATCGGCATTCTGCCGCCCTGTTCATTACGGATTGTTGCCTCAATCAATTTGGCCTTCACGTCAGGATTGCTTACGTCGAGAACTTGATCAGGATCGAACCCCGTAACTTGACTAGCACGAGCAATCAAGCCAGGCGTATCGTTCTCGTTTGGAGGTGCCCAGGTCGAAACGATGCCACGAAGCGTATTAAGTGGCGCTCCAGTTGGATTTGTGGCTGTCGTAACGCCACCAGCTGCATATTGACTAAGCTTGTCACTAATGGCTTGTACGCCCTGTTCCGGTGTTGCGTAAGTCTCAAAGCCACCAGCAGCTTTCGATGCTGGGGTTCCTGGACGACGGATGCCACCTAGATTGTTGTCGGCTGTCGCAGTGCCGCCCTGTGGACCGCGCCATTGAAAGTGCATTGCATCAACAGGATCATGCCAATTGCCGCCCCATTCAAGGTTATGCGCAGCAGCAATCTCGGCGATGTTAGCTGGCAGATCAGTTGAGAGCTTACCTTCTTTAGAGTAAGCATTGTTATTCCAGTTAATATCTATCGCTGCTCCATAAGCATGTTCCGACAAATCGTGCCCACCACGCATGTTGCGAAGAGCGTGGCCGCCAGATTGTTCTGGCTCAGGTTTATAACCAGTCGCTTCAAGATCCTTGAGGAATCCAGTGAAATCGGCAGCTGCCGCCTTGTTAACCTTGAATGGCACTCCAGACGGTGATTGAATTGTCGTCAGGTTTTTCTCTGCCCAACCGGGTTCATTTGGATTGCCGAGTGCTCCGGTTCCACCATAATTGATATGAGTACTTGGTGATGTAGGTGCTGCATTTTTAGGCGGACCAAACACGCTTTGATTTATCTCAGCCTTATCTGCACCCGCCCTAACCATATTTCTCAATCTAAAAAGTTCGTCAGGTACTAACGCATCCTTATTAACCTCAAGAAAGTCTCGTGCTTGCGTCGGATTTTTCTCGACTAGTGACTCTACCCACTGCTTCGTAGCAATTCCTCTAATCTTTTGAAATTCTACATCCAACATTTCCTGAGTGCCGCCGACAGCTTGATTATGTTTTATAGCACCCGTCATATAATCTTCTACTTTATGATTGAATGCATCCCAATCCTGATTGGCAGCCGCCACAGACATTCCTTGTCCAGCTAAATTCATTCCAGCTGTAGCCGAATTTATAGCGGACTGTGTAAGTTGTTGATCGTAATGCCGGCCAACATCATTCAACAAAAAGCTTCGCTGCCGCCGAGTCTCACTGTCAAACGCAAGAAGTTGCCGCGGATTCCTAAGTTGACTTCTCGCACTTTGCATTAAATTATCTATATTTTGCACAGTGCTCTGTCGTGCATTAACAGCGTCAAGCCCCTTCAAACCATAGAATCCTACATCGCCTGGCTTATTAGGATCGCCATGTAAAATCTTATTGGCTTCATCCATGAAATAGTTAGTAGAATTATTAGCAGCTATATTATTTGTAAGCTGTTGCTGCTCAATAGCGCGGTCCGCTAGACGATTTCCTGCCTCTTCAGCCGTTGCACCAAGCTTAGATTCCGCTTGCCCTATACCATAGCCAAACGCTTCTGGTGTTGCTCCAGCTATATTCTCAGTCGGCGTCCCGGTCGTCGGCGACGGACTTTGTGTCGGCGCGGGACTGTACGGATAGCCTGTTGCTGATACAAGAGGCATTAGAATATACCTTGATTTTGGTATTTCAGCCATTTATCTGAGAATTGCGAGCCGCCGCTCAACAACGAGCTAAAGCCACTAATCGTTCCTGCCGATGAAGCATTCTTTGCCTGTTGTGAATAAAGGGCTGCCGATGCACCAAAGTTAGATGCCTGTACCTCAGCGCCTCGCGCCCGCAGTTCCGCATTAGCTTGAAGCGTTGCTGCATCTAATTGACCTAACTGCGATGTCGATCGGCGAACCTCTTGTGGTGATCCAGTTGTCAAATCTATTCCGCTTGCGCCCTGTGCAGCCTCCTCCTGTCCTACGACCGCCCGAGTCTTCATTCCTTGCGCTTCGACCTCAGCGGCGCCAGCCTGCCTTGCATAAGTAGCATTTTGTTCTGCGATGACTTGGTTATTGCGGGCGACTTGTGCTTGATAATTGGCGGCATCCTTTTGGGCTGCAGCTTGTTGCTGCCCGCCAATAAAGCTAATGCCTGCACTGGCGACAGTCGAGACTAAACTTACTATAGCTAACGTTGCTGGATCAGCCATTACGACACCAAACTGAACTTTCTCAGTGCATATCCATTAACAAACTCAGCGTCGCCAAGTTGGAAGCCGAGCCACCTAAGCCACCTAACCGATTGTTCATTATCAGCTTGAACCACGCCATGAATATAACTGTACCGCTTACGCAAGTCATCAAGTCGCCGCTGCGAATGCCTCACGAAAATAAAAGCATGCTCGTCAACACCTTGGCAAGTCACTAACCATATAAACGCCGAATTTGTCAACATAGATCCGCGATCGATTCCCCACATACATACAATCTCATCATCGATATATCCTGTCCAAGCCTCCACACAATGGGATAGTGCCTGCTTCAAATATCCTACAGCTTCGGGAGTCGCGATGGCATCATGTTCGCGTTTTCGTAGAACCTTTAACATTTTTGGTATGTGATCTTGTTTAGCTCTTACAATATTAACATTCATGGTGCGTCTCCTGCATTAAATTCAACAATAAGCGCAAGAATAGTTGCAGGATATGGACCATCTTGTTGAATACAAATCTGGCCGAGTGTTGTATGAATCGAGTTTATATTCAAGGGGAAATCACCAGTACCCATATTGGGAGCACTGGTAGTCAAGTTATTTCCTGTGAAGCTGATTCCACTTCCTCGATACAGTGTTAAATCATTAAAGGTAGGGCCACATCGAATATTAGCTGTATCTCTAACCCGCATAGTTACCGAATTTACAACTTTTCGGCGCCCTTGTAAAGTTGGCTGTCCCTCATCAAGGGGCATTGTTTTTAACTTTGCAATAAACAATATACCTACAACTATCTTAGATGCAGCGACTGGCAATGTAATTTGCCCGCCCGAGACGGTAAATGGACCTGCTGCTGCTCCATCAGCAAGCGCCCAAACAACTGTGCCATTAAGATATGCTAATCCAGTAACTACAGTTATTGGCGCCCCTTGATAGCTAGCTGCGGCATCGAGGCACAAAGCATCGCTAGTACCATTTGGATACTGCCTATCACACAAACGCTCTACAAAGCGACCGGCAACCCGAGATACAATAAAGTAAACAGCATTTATAGCACCTTCTCGGACAACAGATACTTGTTCAAATGTGCCAGCAGTAGTGTGACGCGCCCAGGCGAGAATCTCTTGCTCAGGAAGATATGTTAATGATAACAGTACACCATCACTGCGAACGCACCAAACAATTTTGAAAGGTGAATCTTGATAAGCCCAACTAACGAGCGTATAGGGATAAAACAGATGATTAGCTAAAACCGTAACATCTGTGCCTGTGTAGATATTTACAAAGAAATTATAAGTGAGTTTCCTAACCAATGAACCTTCAGACTGATTAAAGAGTATATCATAGTTTATGACGATTGGCTTAATATCAGAACATCCGAAGTATGATTGTGGAACTATCACAGCACTAGTCGGCGTGACGGCCGCAGGATTGGTTGGGTTGCTTGAGCCGCCTGTAAGCTGTGATACGCCAGAATCTGAAAATAGAACTAGGCCACCCGGCATCGGCACCATATGCTTTATAGCATTGACCTGTTGCGCCGCAACGGTAAATTCATAACTGTCGTTGTCTACTGTCGGGTTTGATTTTGAGAAGTTGTTGTAAAATCCTGGCTTAGATCCAGTAATTGTAAGCGGTCTATCTAATGTAGACGCATAGAGGCGACGCTGCTGAAAATATGCTGATGAAGAAGGATTAACATTTCCTGTAAGTACTATTGCGGTAGCCGCGAAGCCCGCTCCCGCACCACCAGCTGCAGTTATTGCTGCCCCATTCGTCACGCCATAACCGGGTTGCGCAATAACCATACCTATAATAGAGCCAGTCGCTCCAGCCACGTTAGTACTTAAAATTGGAAGAACGTTGACTGTCGCCCCGCCGGCACTTCCAACGGTTAATGTTGTTCCTCCAACAGGATAATTGGCACCGCCATTAGTGATAGCATAATCAAGCATAGTACCTAATGTAAAAGGATAGGAATTAAGTGGCGGCGATGATGTATAATCAGGCGTGATGTTGCTATCAGTAAACGCCGGTCCGTATGCAACTCCTACAAAGCCAAACTTAGATCCATACTCAACTACTCTCGCGACGGCTGTACCACTAACAACAGGTGTCGCTTTATACACATTATAATATTTGGCGCCTGCTACAGGAGTCCATGATAACGTAATGCTACCGGGCGTCGATGCTAAGTTTATACCTGTAATGCCTATCAAGGTTGGCGGCGCGCCCTCTTGCCCAGTAGAGTCAACCGTTGTTATTGCATACAGGTAGCTTGTATTTTGCGTATCGGTAGACCCAGCCGGGAGACCAGAAATCGCAGCTGCCGGATTCGCCGGTGACGAAGGGCCAAAAGTTATAGGCTGCTGTAGCAGAGTCCAGTTTGTATCAGCTATCCTTTTCAATTCATATATAAGATAGTTTGGGTGCGTAATCGTCATCAAATCGCCAGATTGGCTGAACTTCAACAAAGCCAAATCGGCAGTAGGGTATGGTGACGTAACTATGTAGTCTCCGCCGCCTGATTGAATGTAGCCAGCATTGCTGCTGTTAGGATAAGGCGTTGTTAAGGGATTACGAATAATCCTCAAAGCAAGATTCGTGAAAACTAACATATAGGTTTGGGTGGCCGAAAAAACAAATGGAACTAAAAGTCCTTGGCTCGCTGCATTTCCTATATACTGAGTTCCAGGCCGCGTAGATGCACCGCCCCTTACATCAACAAACCAGTTCTCCATCTGCTCGGCGCCCGAATGATACTTGGCTAAGTCTATATGACCGAGCAATCCCGGCGACAACTCTCCAGATACAAATGATGTTTGTATGGTACGGCTAGGCATTACAAACTCATAGTGAATAGAGGCCCATATGGATAGATATAGTCAGTGTCTACTGGGCTGCCGACGCCGCGAATCCGCATCCAATCTGGGACGTGATCCAATATCGTTAGCGACTCGTTAGCAGCCGTCACGCGAGCTTGAAGAATGGTATTGTTTGCCTGTTCAGTGCGAAGCTGTGCTAGACCTTTATCGCCGGATACAGCTATAGCAAGCCGTGCTGAAAGGGCTGATACCATAGTCTGAACAAACATGCCATCCCACATTATTTCATCATTCGCTTGATAAGTATATTCGAGTAAGGCATTTTCTTGGTTAGTATCCAAGATTTTGATAGATTGCACTAAAACGATGCCATCAGCACCATAGTTATCGTTAGATATCTCGAATGGCGCCCCCATAGATACTTGCACAGGAAAACTGTTGCTATATGGATATATCGGCGGTGCCGGCAGCCCAAATGAAGTACCCTGTCCAATCACGCGGCGGGCATACAGGTAATCTCCCGGCAAGACATACGAATATATCCAAGGTGGCGTTGGATAAGTGTGTGCCCAAAGCCCTGTCGTAGTCTGCGAAGTTGTCGCCTCTGGTGTTCCCGGCATTGCCTTCCATACAGCCAAGATAGCCGAACGCTTAGCGAAATTCCACCGGGATGCGCGAAGGGCTTGATCCCGCACATAGCCATAATAAAGCTGGCACGCAACCGCTTCAGGCGATCCATCGTTAAGCGCAGTTATGCTCGATCGCGTATTAGCATCTTGGAGCGCCATTTTAGCAATGTCGAGCTGGATAGAAGCCGCAGTCATTTAGCGGGTTCCTCCGGTTTCTTTTGAAGCGCGGCGAGCTGAGCCTGCAATGATACTATTTGTGCTTCGAGTCGCATCTGTTGTAAAGTACAGCGCAAAGCAGTGTTCTCTGCTGTGCTAAGTTGATCCTGCGCCAACGCAGCGGACGCAACCAACATAAATGCTAATATATATCTTATCATGGACATGCTGCCTTTTTATAAACACGGCCTGAGCTATCGATACAAAGATATACGCCACCAGCTCCTGCTGAAGTTGGAATAGTAGTAGAAAGGATACCACTTGTATCGATAGTGAGTGATGCTGCTCCACCAACTTGAAAAATATGTGATCCTCCTGTACCTTTCACATTATAATAAGCTGTAACGTTAGCTGCTCCAACACTTGACGCAGCTAATGACACTGCCGCTGTAGTATTACCAACCTGCCAAAAAGCATCAAAAACGGATGGTGAGAATAAAATAAGAGGTTTACCCGAAGTTGCAAATCCCGCATTTGATTCAATCTGTACACCTAAATTATCAAATCGAATGTTTGCTTTATTTAGGACTCCACTCTGTACAAAAGAATAAATAGAATTAGATGGTGTTGTAGTATCGCTAGAGTTCCAAAAGTTAATACCCGCCAGACGCGGCAACGATATCGCGTCACGGATTATCGTATCGCCATCAATTCCAGTGCCGCCCGTAAGCGCATTGGATTGAAAGAAAAGCCCTGTCTTAAATTTCGTCGTATTATTTATAATCCCGAGGCCTACCGAAGCGTCGAGTGGTGTTACTGTCATTGCCTCGCTAGTAACGGTAAAGCTTTTATTCAAGCTATAGGTACCAGTCGTCCACAACGCGGGATTAGTACCGACGCAAGTTCCCGTCAGGCAACCAGTAATCCATGTATTTGCTGATATACCAGCGCCCGATATAACGTCATATGTATGGAATGTACCAACAGATACCGCTGAAACCGATAATGTTGTTCCTGATATGCTGCCGGTGAATGAGACAGGAGGATAACTTGGATCACCCGACGAGACCCAAGTTGAAATCGTTAGTGGTACAGGAATACTATAAGGAGTAACCTGTGGGTTTGGTCCGCCAAGATTGATTATATCAAATTCATTGGCTTGTGCAATTGCTGGACCCGGCGCAACAGTATATCCAAATACGCCAAAAGCTGGCTGCGTGGCTGTACCATCAGATATACTAAAGCCGCCTACTCCGAACCCGCCAACACTCGACGGATTCATTGACATTTTAGTTCCGCCTATTACACCATAGCCGCCAATGGTCGAAAGCCCAGTTATCTCCGACTGTTTAACGGTAAACGGGATAGAGCTTTCCAGCCAATTAGTAAGTGATGTAAGTCCCTTTGCCCCAACAAGAACTGGCGTCCCTACTCCTGCATTGTCTGGAATATCGAACGTGGTCTGCGGTGTTGCTGTACCAAGGCCCAATCTACGATTTACAGGGTCCCAAACGAAGTTAGTGCTGTCTTGAGTAATCATACTGTTACCCTCAAACAGCACCGAATTTGGCGTAAGTGATAAAATGGGTGCGAATATAGCTGACCAATCAGATCCGAGTGTTGGCCCAAAGTACATCCAAAGAGAGCCCGGAGTCGGATTTACAGGATTGCTAGGAACAAGCTGTGCCTGCGCAGAAGTTGCGCATAATAGTGCTCCAATCATATACATAGTACGTCGAACGTACTTCACCGTCCCGGTCCTTTCTGCGGCACATGAGGCACTGGCTGTTCCTCTCCTTCTGGTCGTGGAATAGGCGGATCGTCTATCAAAACATGCGGTCCATATCGAGGATATCTGCCATAGACGCGAACACAAGCTTCATAAACAGCTTTCCGCCCTTCTTCATCAAGACCTTCCATAAACGGCGTAAAGACATAATTGACTGGAATCGACACGCCACCATCGCCGATTATAGTTTCAGATTCGAATAGCGTGTCGTTGATGATATGAGATTTTAAAAGTTTGATTTTCATTGGTCACAGTTCTATAGCCGTGATTACGATATTTTTAACGGTTGCAGTTCCGCTAACTCCAGCACTAAGACCAAGATCAATCCAGACAGCAGTACCAACGGCCAATCCGGTCACGAGGGCCTGTGCGCTGAAGGCCTCAGCATCTCCGGCAACGGCTGCAAGCATTGAGTTCGCCGCCCCGCGAGCCGATCCAGTTACCCCCACGCCATTCGTCGGAGCAGTGCCCGTTCCTGTATAGATTTGCCAGACTGCTGACGAGTTCAGAATGCTATTATTAACATTGCCACTTATGGTAATTAGGATGTTGCCGCTATTCGTTGGCGTAATCGCACCGGAAAGTCCCATCATCACTGTTGTAGCGCTGGCCGTGCCCGTCGGATTGGCGGGCGTTGATTGCGATGATGTCGATGCGCTAATTGTTAGCGCGCCACCAGCAGCATTCTGTCTAACTAAGCCGCCTACAACACCAGTCGTCGGTAATGCCGGCAGCGCAACACCGCTGATCTTGAAAGCATCGAGCGAACTAGCCTGCATCGTTCCATAATTGCCGGTTGGATAACCACTGATCTCGTTGCCAAATTCAAGGACGCGGGTCGCCGCGCCGCCGACTGCAATGCCGTTTGGACCAGCAGTTCCATTGTTATAGAGGGTATTCCCAGCGATGACGATGTTATCGCCGTCCAGCACTTGAACCATATTAATGCCAGAGGTAACCGCGCTATTGCTGGAATTATGTGAAAAGTTAATCAGATTGATCCACTTCGGCGAAGTATTTGCCGTGCCGGAATCGACGCAGAAATGCTGGCCCTGGGTCGCGAGTGAGGAAAACTCGTTTCCGACGACGACGACGTTGTGATACTCCTTTGCCACGACTGATTGGTGCAGGCGCACCGCACAAGACAGCACTTCTTCAAGCGAATTGTCTTCGATAAGCAAAGTGCCAGTGAGAGTGAAAAAGGTGTTGAGCAGGACGCTGAAGTTTGAACCGAGAAACTTCGATCGTTCACCAATCGCGACATCGCCGCCGGCGATTACCTCGACCCCCGCACTCGATGTACCAAGGTTGAGGTCGAGTGCCGTCACCTGATAGCGGTCGGCTCCAGTAATCGGGCTTGCTCCATTGATCTTGATGATCCCGTCGTGGCTGTAATCTTGAATATAAGTATCCCGGACCGTGACGAACCCAGCATTGTCGATACGGATACCATCCCAGAAACCGACGATGACGACATTGTCGATCAATGGATTTGATGTGTACTTTGCATAGACACGATGTGTAGAAGCCGCAGCAAAGGTTAATCCAGCAGACAGGGTCAATGTGTTCGCCGTGCATGCCCCGACCTGCGTCGTGACTTTATAATTCCCGTCGTCTTGCTCAACCTCGACCGCCCCGCCGGTAAGGAACCCAGTGCACGACGCCACAGTCAGTACCGTCGCTCCATTTGCGGCATTCGCGGTCAGCGTCGTCGCCGGCCCCGAAATCGAGATCGCGGCTGCACTAGCATAAATCATGTCGAATGTTGCGCCACTGCCCGCGCCGGAAGTAGAACCTTGCGTTACGGCCGCAACAGGAGAAGGCGCTTGTGAATACCCTCCTGGCACGGCAATTACGCACCCGGTCACTGCTCCACCCGTCTGTGCTGTTACTACAAGCGTCGTTCCGAGCGTTCGAGTTCCTCCAGCTAATACGATCGTATCACTGACACCATATCCTGTGCCGCCCGAATGGACTCGGCAGTAAGAGGCAGCACCGATCTGCTGGCCGCCGGACATGTCGATCCGCAGGTCGGTGACTTTGAGTTGCCCAACTGCGCGATATTGGAAGAAGTCTGAGGCGATCCCGACGCCGATCCGCAACACCGTCCCGCCCTGCGTCCCGCCGATGAGCGGACCCTGGCCGTGGATCCAGCACGCATTGGTGACCGAGATCAGCGCGACCGGCGAGAAGGCGTAGATCCCCGCTGGGATATAGACCTCTTTTGTCTGCGAGAGCGGGCTCGCGTTGTTGCAGGCGTCGTTGACCGCACTTTGTAACGCCGCGTCGTTGTTAGCCACTCCAGTCGGATCTGCGCCATACTTCGTATCAAGCAGATTGACACCGTTGCCAGCACCAGCACCAAGGGTAGTACGAGTTGCAAAACCCGACGGTGCTGCAGATACAGCACCATTAGAATCTGTTTGAATAGTGCTGTTAGGAGTAGTAATCGCACCCGGACTTGGTGAAAGCTGTAGATAATACTTTTGTATAGGCTGCGCCATACCAACCGCAGCCAAGGCAATAATCGCAACAAGCGCAGCAGCAAAACGATGCATATCTGCTCCTTAGTACAGAGCAATAATTGTTGAGCAAGTCGTATTCGTTGACATAACCCGCGCTACTTCAAGCGGCAGAACTGCGCCGGGTTGAACGCTCACGAGCGTTATGGTATTTGCACCATCATCGATCATCCGCAATGCGATGTTGCAAGCCGTAGCGTTGCCATTATAGAGGTAGCGCGTTGGTTTTGGTGAAAGATCAGTTGAGTCGCTTGGCGTTACGGCAACACCCGATCGTGCTTGACTCAATATCCAAGCGCGCGCACCGGCAGTCTGCCCGTCGTCGGCAGGCGCTGCATAAGCCGCCCAACCAAAAAGTGACAGCCCAAGGGCCATCCAAATCTTGTGCATGGCAGCCTCCTAATATAAGCTTGCTACCGGACCTAACGCAGTCGTAAAGGTCGTCGCTGGTGTGAACGCCGTGAAGCCAGTCGCATAGGTCTGGCCCGTTTGCTTAGCCGCTACAAAGGCGCCAGCAGTGTATGTGTTGGGCCTGCTCGTGGTATTATCCCAAAAATTAAGAATATAGTAAGTTCCAGGATAGATCGTTAGTGCTGCAGTGAATGGTACTAGCTGATATGCCGTGGTGCCGGCCGAAGCGGTGCTCGCCGACGTACCCAAGATGGCGCCAGTCGAACTTGCAAGGCCGACCTTGACGTTGCCGCTGAGCGTGGCGCTGTTGTATATTGCTACGCCAGTAGCAGTGCATGGAGCAGGCACGTAAACTTCGGCATAGTAGACTTCGGTAATGACAGGTACTTGTGCGGTATAAGCGGCTGCTGACGAAATAGCTGGCGCGCCGCCAGTGGCATTAAGGCGACAGGACAGCGTAGACGCAATATTGGCGCTGCCATTGTTTGCTACATATGGAAGGCCGCCAGCAGAGCCCGACGCAAAGTTGGCGAGGTTGCCAGGAGTAGCTGACCCTTGAAAGTAGATGGTTTGCGCAACAGCTGCAGCACTAAACGCGGCTGAGAACGCAAGCGCCAATAACCCATTTAGAAGCTTTTTCATAGTAGCCTTCCTCTATGTCGTCGAAAGCTGTATGCCTAATGTAGGCCCATTGTTGACCGTATACAGCACATTGCCAGATACGACGCCCGAATAATCATACTGATATCCAAGCGTAGGACCTTTATATAGCAACATGATAGGGTTGCCGCTGGCTACCGTTGCCGAGTTATAGTTAGTATCACCACCGCCATTCTTCGTCACATAAGTTTTAGCCATTTCCTATCACCGCACTATCAATAATAAGAGGAAGGTAATCGACTGGATTGAGGCCGTCGCCGCGTAGCTTTTCTCTGGCGACCGCTGCCTTACTTTTCTCGTCCAGGCCTTCCATAGCGGGAGTGGGCGGCCCGCTCCACTTATGGGGCGTGCCATCTCCTACAATGGTGCCCATACCTTCGCCAAGCTCCTTATCGCCCTCAAGGAGCTTATCTTCTTCGCTGTAGTGTTGTTCGAGCAGTCGATAGCGGCCCATGTTAACAATCCTCGTCTTTGGCGGAACGGCGCACAGGAGGCCGTTCCGGCTCAGGTTCAGTTGTCGGCTCTATTCGATGAAAGCCAGGAAGCCCCTCGCTACCATCATCGGGAAAATGGCGTTTATGAACCTCGGCCACTTTCCGTTTGCCCGCAGCATCGAGGCCCTCCATGTGCGGCGTGGGATCGTCAGTGTACGTAAGCTCAGTGCCGTCGCCGACCTCGGTCCCGGCCTCTCGCACAGCACCATGAAGGACGTGTTGTGCGAGCAGACGATACTTAGCCATATCGAGCCTCCTCAGTTGGCAATCACGATGCCTGGCGGATAGACAACATAGTCCTGACGATCCAGCACAATGAAGCCCATCAAGGTGCCTGCAGTATGGGTGCCAACCGTGACGTACTGCAGGCGGAGGAAGCGCGGCAGGGCCATAGCCGCCGAGACGCCCGACGGCAGCGGAAGCAAGACGCGAGGCACAGTTATGTTAGAAACGTATCGACCGGCAAGAAGCGCAGCCTCGGCGATTGCTGTCGAATCCCACATAGTCACATAAGTGCCAGGCGTGCCGGTACCACTGTCTGGCGCACCCTGCAACTGAACCTGAAGGCTAGTGCCACCAGTAAACGTCACAAGGATCTGAATCAAAAGTTCCAGTGAGGGGTCGTCGCCAATGCCAAGATCGCGAGCGTTTACGAGATCGAGGACGTTGGTTGACTGCTGTGTGCCGGTAGTCGGTGTATCGAACATGGCGGCTGCAGAACACGCAGTGCCCGTGAATTGAAGTGCTCCATCTAGCATAACTAATCTCCTTAGGTCAAGCGGGCTTCGGTGTTGAGAATCGCATCAACGCTGCGGACAGGAATACCCCGGAACGTTGTGATTACATGACCTTCAAACTCGCGCATTGCGAGCAGAACGTTGGTCTTATTCATTGCCTGCAAATCGAGATAGGTCGAAATGACACGATTGCAGTAGATGATGAGGCGGCCCATAGGTCCACTGATCGTAGGCGCGTCCGAGCCCTGAACAGGCGAGGCCGAGGCCATAGTCGTGGGTAGGCGGCGGAGGCCCCTGACGAGACCGTTAAGGATGTTGGCTGCGTTCACGCCATTTAGCAACGTCACGTCGATGTTGCACAGCCGGACGTTATAACGCCAATCCCGCACCGAGAGGCCAAGTTCCCACTTAAAGTGATCTTGGTAAACTTGGTAGAGACCGCCGTTGGGATCTTTGAATGGCCATTCACCTTGGTCTGTATGACGGAGGCCGGTGATCTTTCCCTTTGGGAAGATGCCGTGCATCGTCATATCGCCCCAAGTAGACATCCAGATCGATGTATTCGTCGAGCCAGTGCCACCCATGTCGATGACGTTGGCTGCCGTTTGGGCCGTGGCAGTTGACACGCTGTTATAGCGGGGGGCCAAGCCCATAAAGCGCTCAGGGTTGACCGCCGTGTTGCCGTAGATGACGGCAGAGGCCATTTGCTGAGTCATACCCTCAAGGAACGCGCGAACTTCGCTGAGCCGGAACTCGGCCGTGTTGCCATTAAGATCGGCCAGGTCCTTGTCGATCACAGCGTATGTTTCAAGGTTGCCGATCGTGTCGGTGACCTGAGCCGTCGTCGATTTACCAGGCTGGACGCCATAGTTCAAGAGGCGCCAAGTAGCCTGTGGAAGGCCAGTTCGCACCGTGGTCTTATGACCCGTCGGCAAATTGCCCTCAACAACGAGCATGTCTTCCATGATCTCGTTATTTTGAGAAAGCAATTCGACGATGTTTGCGATTCGGTAGTCGTCTTCAAGACGCTTAGCCCAATCCGCGAAGGTTAGGGCGGTTGTACCAAGGGTTGCCATCTAAATCAAGCTCCTGTATCGGAAGTTGGAAGGTTGGGATAGAGCGCTTGAGCAGCGCTCCGTGGCGCATTCCGCTGAGATCCTGGAGATCCGGCCACCGCCACACCCTCAGTCAGGGCGTTGACAATCTTTGCCATAAAGCGGTTAATAGCCGGGTTACTTCCAGCGCCCGTAAGCATTAGCGCCTCAATAACGCCAGGGGTATTGAATCGAGGGTCAGCAAGAACTTTGTGAAAGTTGGTCTGAATAGCTGTGAGCTTATCCCCACCAATCTCCGGATCTGCCTTTATCTCGTGCTCCCAAGCGTCGATTGTCACCTTCCAAGCCTGCATATTCGCTTCCGAAGCGGCCTTGATGGTGTCCGTGTAGAGATCCGTGAGCTGCTGCGCGCCCTCTTGACCTAGCTTAAGGGACTTGGCAATCTCTCCGAATCTTCCGAGCAAAGCCTCGTTTGGCTTGTCGAAACCTTCTGGAAAAGTAAGTTTTGCAATGTCTGCCGTTGGCGCCTCAGGCGTAGCTTCCGCCGCTGCTTCGCCCTCTTTCGGCGCTGCATCGGATGCACCCTGGTCGCCTGTAAGTGTCGTGGAGGTAGCGCCGCTAGGAGTTGTCGTCTCCGTCGGAGTCGGCGTCTCGGCCACTGCCGTTGAGGTTGCGGCGGGTTCGGTTGTTTGGGCTTGGTCGGACATTATTCGCTTCCTGCATCATTTCTGAATAGCGATTAGGGCAATGCTCATGAATATCAGCGATAAGCTTAAGGCCGATATTGCGTTCGCCCTCGGAGAATGCAAGGGCCATTGAGTTGGTATTAAAGCTGCTACTGAAAACGTGGCACCTAACGAGAATATCATACATCCAAGCTCGTCCGCCGACAGTTGCCATAACCGAGGATAGAGCATGGCCCTGCTCCCGTGCTGCAAGACTGAGGTCTTTGCGGCGGCGTTTGACTGAGACTGGATCGCCAGCATCGAATGGTTGCTCATCGGCATCGGACATAACTTAACCCCATCCACGAATGCATGTCAACCCTATACATCACAGTGCTCCCTGCCCACCGCCAAGTACCCGCTCAAGCGCATTCTGCCCGCCACCAACTGGCGTTTGCGAAAGCACCTGCGCGCCTTGTACAGCCTGCCCCGCGTTTTGCATAGCTTGCGCCGACTGCTGTTGCTGCGCGCGCGCCTGCCGCATAGCGTCCCTATCGGAATCTTTACGGAGTACCCGTGGATCTGCGCCTATTGCGTCGCCATATATATGGATGGCACTGTCCGAGTCGAAGTTGTCAAGGGCATCCGGTTGGCCGCCAGCCTTTGCGAATGCGGCAGCCAAGTTGCCCCCGAAGGAATACAGGCGCTCGATCGCCGTAGTTTCGGCTGCAAGCATAGCCATTGCAAACGCGGAGATGTACTTTACGCTGATAAGTTGGCCGCGAACTTCGGGCGGCATATCTGGCGGAAACAGACCGCCGCGCATCATAATAGCCCAAACACGCTCGATTGCGGGCGCGAGGGCCTCCTTGTCAAGGCGCTTGATTACCGGCAGCATTAATAGCTTTTCCTCGCGGCGCGCCTCAATCTCTGTAGCCGAGCGGACGGTCTGAAGATTAGAAATGTCCATGAACAGATTATTGAATAGCGTGGCTTTAATTCGGTTCTCGATCGCGTTGATGTCCTGACGAAGCTCGGCGACGTTGGGCATGACTTGGTAAGCCGGCGCAAAGCCAGGACGCTCACGACTAAGTCCTGCCACGTATGTTACGCCACCCGGCAAGCCCGACGCTGGTCTATTTTGCATTTCGATCGAGGCCACCATAGGCGGATTGACCATCTTGTCGATGCCCTGAGCTTTACGCTTTTCCTCTTGTTGAAGCTGCTTGTTGTCGCCATGGGCGTCCATGACTGAACTGCGGCCATAAGAATCGTTACCTACAGTATCCCAACGGACGACAAAG